GTCATATTTCAATGGTATTTGGAAGAAGTGACGTTGGTAAAACAACTATGTTAGTTGAATTGGCTGTAAGTGCTCAGCAAAATGGAATTATACCAGTTCTTATTATAACTGAAAATAAATTTTCTAAAGAACGTGCTGCCACCATGGGGTTAGACATTGAAAATTGTATCTTGAAAGACGGTATCACGTATATTGAAGAAGGTTTAGATTTCATGAATAAAATTTTGGACCATCAAGAAGAGGGAGATTTGCCACAAGACATAGTTTTCCTTTGGGATAGCATTGGTTCAACTCCATCTAGAGCTGAATTTTTGGCCAACAAAGAAGGAAAGGGAAGAGCCATGATGGAGACTGCAAAATTACTTCGTGAAAAAATTCATAGATATATTTGGCATAGAATCACAGCTACTCAAAAGCAAGATTTTCCTTATAATGCTACTGCTTTCTTTGTTTGTGGTGCATATCCACAAAGTGCTCCCGGTCAATCTCAACCTTCATTAGTACATAGTGGTGGTGATGGAATTTATCTTGCAGCAACGTTAGCATTTAGAATGGGTGGTGTAATGTCAAGATCCTCTAAGGTTACAGCAGTTAAAGATGGTAATGAAGTAGGTTTTGCAATCAAATCGGCTTTGGTAGTTGATAAAAATCATATTACTAATGTAACTTCAAAAGGAAAAATTGTATGTACCGATCATGGATTCATCATGGATGACAAAAAAGCTATTGATGAATATAAAAAAGAATATAAAGATGATTGGGATTTGAATTTTGACAAATTTTGGGATTCAGTTACTGCAGATGAATAATGAAAACTCTTTTGATTGATGGGGATTGGAACCTCAAAAGAAATTTCATGAAACTTAATGAAATGTTTTCCCTTAATGGGGAACATTGTGGTGGTTCATTTGGTTTTATTGATAGTTTGCGTTCAGTTGTGAATTATGTTTTCCCTGACAGGGTTATTGTAATGTGGGATGGAGAAGCTTCTGGTAAATTTAGAAAAGAAATTTATCCATCGTATAAAGGCAATAGAGATAAGTCGTGGTTACATAGTTCACAACACATGAGCGACAATGTCATAAAATATGAAGAATTGGATGAAATGCTATCAATACCTTATGAAAAATTCCGTCTAAATAAATAAAATGCCTCTCATAAATGTCTCATACTTTACAAAAAATTGAGATTGTTAATGCCTATAAAAATTGGGAGAAGTTCTAATGGCAGGAACTTATGGAGAGCCTGGCAAAAATACTTTTACATTACCGGGCGTAGGTGGAATATTGTCTCCGGTTGTAAATTCTGAAACCGGAACTACTCAAATTTACAGACAAGATGCTCTTTTAAATTTCAAAAGTTTGGGAACATATAATCCAAAAACTAAAAAATTTACAGCATTCAGTGATGCCGGATTGACAGATAGCGAAAAAACTGCTCTGTCCAGTGAAGGTGCTTTAACAGCATATAGTGATAACGGACAAACAGCGACTAAGAAGGGAGCTCAAGCGGCAGGAAAAACAGTAGAAGAATCCGAAAAAATATCACAAACTTTATTTCCATCAAATAAAGCTGCTTCCGGAACCACAGATGGGGATGAACAATTATCAACTGCTCAATCAGATATTTCTTCTGCACCATCTGGAAGAATGGATTTTAACAAAAATAGTCCACTATATTATCCAGACACTTTAGCAAAAGATTTTCAGGATGTTATTGTTTTTGAGATGTTAAAGTATAAACCAAAAGGAGCTTTAGTATCAAGCACAGGAGAAGCAGCAAATACATCCATAAACCCATTAGCAGGTGGAAGAGCGCCGAGCACAGAAGTTATTGGATCTGTGATTCTTCCATCACCAGCTGGAATTATGGATAGAAATCAAGTGGAATGGGGAAGTGGAAATTTATCCTCATTTCAGGCAATGGGAATAACAATATTAGAATCTGGTATGCGAGGTGGTATTGATCAAGCAGCTACAACCACTGGAAATTTCGCAGAAAGCGCATCTAACAATACTGGAGCAATTGGTGATTCTATAGCCAGTAGATTAGTCTCAGGAGCAGTTGGGACAAATCCGGCGGAGGTACTATCAAGGACAAAAGGAGTTGTAGAAAATCCAAATATGGAGTTATTATTCCGAGCACCAACTTTAAGACCATTCTCCTTTACTTTTAAATTATCACCAAGAAATGGTCCAGAAGCAAAAAAAATCATAAAAATAATAAGATTTTTCAAACAAGGAATGTCTCCTATTAGATCTCAAAAACAATTCTTTTTAAGAGCCCCACATACCTTCAGATTAACATACAAACATATAAACCAACAGCATAAATTCCTTAATATGTTTAAGGAATGTGCCTTACAGTCATTTTCTGTAAACTATACACCAGAAGGGCAGTATGCCACATATGTCGATGGATCTATGGTTTCGTATGAAATTTCAATGGAATTTCAAGAACTAGAACCAGTATATAATGATGATTATAGTAGATTGGTTCCGGGTGGAGATTCAGATACTCACATAGGATTCTAAATATGGCAAATCCATACTTCAGACAAATTCCAAATTTTGAATACGTTAACCGATATCAAGGTGCTGGGATAGGAGATTATATTACAGTTAAAAATCTTTTCAGAAGAGGAAAACTGAGAGATGATATTTTCCAGAATTTAGCATTTTTTACAAAATATAGAATAGATGGAAATGATCGTCCGGACAATGTTGCGAACAAAGTATATGAAGACCCAACTTTAGATTGGTTAGTTTTGGTTTGTAATAATATTATGAATATACAATCAGAATGGCCATTACTTCAAAGAGATTTTGATTCATACTTACTCGAAAAATATGGAGATTATAATACTCTTTATAATGGTATTCATCATTTCGAAACCTCAGAAGTTAAAAACAGTCAAGGATCTATAATAATTCCAGCAGGTCTAGAAGTTCAAGATAATTTTCCAATAAGTTATTTCGATTTTTATAGGGATCAAGTTGTATCTAAAGCAAATATATCAGTACCAGTAACAAACTACGAATACGAAGAAAAAATAGAAGATAACAAAAGAAATATTTGGTTATTAAAACCAAAATATGTACCTATTGTTATTGATGATATGGAAGAAATCATGACATATAAAAAAGGTTCCACTCAGTATGTGAATGGAACCCTAAAGAGAGCAGACGATATAAGAATTACTTCTTAATCATTCTTCAGCAAGACGCTGGAAATAAGAAAGTGCATCATCTTCATCCTCATCATCAACAGAAACTTTGGGAAGAGAAACTGACTTAGAACGAGCATATGACTGCTCTAGTTCTTCTACAACACGGTTTTGGACCGTAGAAGACTGTTCGTAGTCTTCAAGATCATCTTCTTGCTCAATAACAGCACGAGAACGAGTTGGTTTATTTTGAATACCAAGAACTGTATTCAAACGAGACTCTAGTTCCTCATAAGTCTTGAATTGATCAGGGGCAGTTACTGCTGCCAGAGAATACTCTTTCTTCCAAACAGATTCCAGAGCATCATCATCATCCAGTAGTGATTCAACAGAACCAAATTCTGACTTGTCATAATTCCAGTACCCATCTTTCTTAACGATTTTGAGTTTGAAATTTGCACCCTGCCAGAAGTCAAAAGGATTGATAGGAGTTTCATCCTCAAACTCAGGTTGCATTGCTTCCATAATCTTGTCAAAGATCTTCTTGCCATACTTAAACAGGAAGACTTTACCTTCGTTTTGGGGATTAGTGGGATCTTTTACCACATAAATGTTGCTGTAATAAGATAGTTTGCGCTTCTGCTTACGAACAGTTTCTTTATCCTTGTCGCTACCACTGTTCCACAGTTTGCGATTATATTCAGAAACAGGATCTTTCTGACCAAGAGTAGTCAAAGAGTTCTCAATATACCAACCACCAACACCTTGGAAACCATGAGAATAAATCTTTGCCCATGGGACATCTTCGCCTTCTGGCGCAGGAAGGAAACGAATCACAGCAAAACCGTTTCCAGTTTTATCGAGTTCGGGTTTCCAGAGACGATCATCTTCGCCGACGCTGGTGGTGCTCATTTTTTCAACTTCTTTTACAAGTTTAGCAGTAAGAGAACCAAGTTTGGATTGTTTTTTAAGATCTGAAAAAGACATTAGATTACCTCGGATTTGTACGGATTTGGCCTTTGTGTACTTAATTATTCTACAGGTCTGAACCTGTTCTGTCAATCTGTTCCTTCATGACTTCCAGCATTCTGGACATGTTGTTCAAAATAATATTCATATCAGTTCCAGGAGGAAGACCCATCACAGCAGCAGATTCCATTACTCTTTGTTTCATTTCAACTGCTTCCGGATCATCAGATAAACTCAATCTCGTATAAAGAACTTTTTGCTTATCCAAGAGTTTTTCTAAAATCTCAACATGACGTATCTTTTCATCCTTAGTCATTGTGGGAAATTTAAAAATATTAGAATAGATATCTTGCTGCAATTCAGCAATTTCAGTCATTTCCGCACGGACAACTTCGGACTTAAAAAAACTCATTTATCCTCCAAAATAATTTCTTTCAAAATTTTACGAAATTTAAGTACATCAATATTTAGAAATGGATTATATTTTTTAATCCTACGACTGACGGTTTGCCACACCGGATCTTTAAGTTTTTTGTC